TTTGAAAATATTGAAGAGAGTTTGAGCCGCAAAGATGATTAGATAAGTCCACATCTATTTCTTTTAGTAAGAAGCCGGCTCTTTGTTTCAAACTTTGACGTTAATTTCTTTCTGTTTTAGATCAATCATCGAATACCCTTCTGGCTCGTACACTAGAGGTTCTTTAGTTCTGAAAATAGGAGCCTTCTTGTCATAATTCCAATAGAGCCAAGTGTCCCATGCATGCCATTTTGTATCTCTGAGCTTTCCCTGAATCTGTTCTCTTTCTTTTCGAGTTATCATGTAACAGTGAGCACAGATGAAGTGATCTATTTTTGTGTAATCACCCATAGGAACGGTAGTATCTCTTTGCGATGCTTCGGATCCTCTGCCGTAACCGACATGTCCGAATGTGATTAAAGAACCTTCGTTCTTTTCTGCGAATTCACAAGCTAGATGGAATCTTTGAGCCATATCAGCGGGTGAAATATCAAAAACCACGTCCCCTTCTACTACTATTAAGGCATCTATGTCTTCACTAAATTCTTCAAGTACTGCTCTACGATGAGCCATGTATGCTCCATAGTGACCGTAAGAAAGCCAAACACCATCTTCAGCCGGAACCTCCCTTACATAAAAAGGATCTGCACAAGTATCGACAGGTAATTCTGTTCTATTGGGAAAACTGATCTGCTGAGTATATGATTTTACATGTTCTCTCAGTTTAGAGAAACATTCTATTGACTGATTCTGTTTGTCGCCGAAAGGCGCATCAAAAGGAGCCATCAAGAGATGGACTATTTTAATTTTTCTTGTCTGAATATCAAATAGTCTAGATTTTCTGCTTTCAAAGACTTTTTTATCGATGTCATCGTGTATTGCGTTCAGGCGATGTATCTCATCATCAAGAGTGCCGAATCCAAAAGAAGGGTGTTCGTGTTTGATAATGACTTCTGGAAAATAAGTCTGTCTTCCGAGCATGCTAGCAACATGCTGAAAGTCATTATCACACCAGAGACTCTTATAGTCTGGATGATAAACATAACCGAATCGGTTGTAGTATTTTCTACCTAAGATAGATTGAGTGTTCAACTTATCTCCCCAGTAGCCATCATTAAAGAACAAAACTCCATCAGTATCTGGATAGTGAGTTTTCATTCCATTGATGATCTTCTCGTCCCAGCCTAAAATGCAAGGGACTGTGTCATCAGCTGCTATGATAATGATGTCCCAGGGCTGATCATATTCTGCAATGTCTCTATTTACAGCATCTACTTTGCTTTTGCTATCTCCGATAACTACAGAAGTTCGTGGGTAGTATTTTATCCGAGTTAATACCCCAGGATCGTTCATCACCGGATCGTTATTATCGATACTGATCAGATAAGACACTTGATCTGTCATAGACAGATCGTGAAATTTATTAAAAGTTGAGAAGAATAGATCTTTTCTACCCCTCGTTGGAAATTTTACTAGTAGCTTCATCAATTGAAAATTCTCTCGGTTTGAAATCGTTATTGATATTACCGCACTTATCGCATACAAAGATAGGATAAGGCACTGTCATATCTTGAGGAAGCCCTGTTAGTAATTTACTAATTTTTCTAATGAGATAAGTTTCTTTAAAAGTCTGGTTTCCACAAGAATCACATTCGATCCCTGAAGAGTCTTTTAGATGTTTCATCATCATTAATTGCTGTTGCTGTTGATCGAAATCCATTTTATAATTTTGATTTAAGTTCGTTTAAGTCTTTTTTGTACATTTCTCGTATTTCTGCTTTTTTGATCACCTCGAGATCAGCTTTCTTCAATTCAACCTGCTTTAATAACTCGTTGTATCTTTCTAAAGTCAATGAATAGATCGGCATGTTCAAGAGATAATTATAGCTTCCGTCCAATTCATCGAATTTAAGAGCTTTCAAAGATTCAATGATCTTGTCTTTTGCTACTTTATTTACTTTGATCTTTTCTTCGATGATACCTTTGACAAATCTAGCTCTATTTGAAAGGACCAGGAGTTCTCTCTTCAGCTGTTCTATCAAATAGTCTTTTCTCTTTTGATAGTAACCGAGCCTGAATTCTACGAAATATCTAACGATCTCTTCTGCATTAGAAAAGATTTTCAATTTACCGAATTCATCTAGTACGGTTAGGTTCTCAGTTTCTCTCTCCTGCATTTTTAGAGTGTCTTCTAATTTTTCTCTAGCCATCAAATCACCTAAGATCTGTCTTGAAAATTTGAGAGTGTAATTTACCTGCCCTGATGAATTATCTTCGTAACTAGCTAAGATTCCACGTTCTATCAACATGTTTAAGTGAATCTCGTATTTTTCGTAAGTCTGGCCTGGAGGGATCTCGGTAATTTCTACTGTGGTGGTATTTTTTACTTCGTGTCTACCTTTGTATAACCAGCTTCTTTCTCCGTCTGGTGCTTTTTCGTAAGTGCCTTGGAAATTCTTTATCCAGGGTTTGAGTTCTTTCAATTTCTTTCTTTCATTCAATACATCTAAACATGCATTGATGAGGTCTGTCGGGTTTCTGTTCAGAACATTAGTAGCGAATCCTACTGCAATTCCTGAACTACCATTTAACAATACAGTTGGAATGATCGGTAAGAAGAATTTAGGTTCTATCTCTTCTCCTTCTTCGAATTGTGAATCTACAAGTTCAAAGTCTTTATAGAGAAGCTTGAAATTGCTGTTCAATTTTACTCCAACATATCTAGGAGCTCCTGCTTCTGGGCTTCTAAGAGAACCGAATTGTCCGATTCCTTGGAAGAGAGGCATACTGTTTTTGAAATCTTGAGCCATACCGATGATTGCTCCATCTAGAGAACCGCTACCGTGATGGTAAAAAGTGGTAGAAGCTACAATACCTGAAAGTTGGAATACTTTCATCGGCTTTTCGCCACCAGTCTTCCAAGTCTTATTCGCAGCATGGATGATTTTTCTCTGCGTCGGTTTAAAGCCATCAATTACTGATGGTATCGCTCTATTCTCGACTACGTATTTCGCATATCCTAGATACTCTTCATCGAAAAAATCTTTGACCTCTCTTTTCTTTTCTTTTATCATTAAAATATTGCTTTAGATTTTTTGTCTTGTTTTTCTGGCTTTGTAGGTGGTACTACTTCTTCGATTTCTTCTGCCTCGTCTTCACCTTCGATTCCTAGAATCTTCAATTTACGAGGATTAGAATCTCCAGAGAACCAGGTCGATAGAGTGCCTTGGAAATCTCTTCCTTTGTCAAGGACGAAATAGTTAGGATTCTGGATGATCTCTTTGTATTCATCATTCTCTAGAGCAGCCAAACCTTTTTTGTATTCTATAGACCAGCCATTAAGTGACTTCTGGGCCTCTTCCCAGGCCTCAAATTCTTTGTTTGTATAGAACCATTTCTTGTCATTTCCTTTCTTACAGACCACTAGCGGTGTCATCACGCGACATACTACGCCTCTTTCAAAGAGTTCCGGCCAATATTTACCAAAGAAATTGATCAAGAGTCCAGCGATAGAATCTCCATCTGGATCGGCATCAGAATAGATGAAGATCTTACCGAAGCGGATGTCATTTGGTTCTTCTCCCATCTTCAATCCAATTGAAGCAAGTAGGTTCTTTACCTCTTGATTCTGTATCACTTTTGTATTAGGGAGTTCCATTACATTGATGAACTTACCACGAAGAGGGAAAGCTCCCATCATCATTGGATCTCTATATTGTCTAAAAGCTGAACTTGCGCTGTCTCCCTCAAATATTGCTAGGGTACATTTATCTCTCTTATCTTTGCTTTTTGCATCGATGAGTTTGATGATCTTCGTCTTGTCCAAGAATTTATTGAGAGCTCTCAATTGCTTTCTTTCTTCAGCTAATTTCTTCTCTTGAATCCAATCCAATAATTGTTTGATGATCTCAGAACTAAAGATCAGTTTTAGAATCCTTTCAGAAACTTCGTGATAAGATCCAAAGTCTTTGGGTTCAGTGATCAATTTTTCTTTTGTTTGAGAAGAGAATCCTGAATTCACGATAGAAGTCTCTACAAACAAGAACATGTGGTTCCTGAGTTCTGATGGCTTTACTTCAACTTTGTGTTTTTTCTTGATTCTTTCTCTCAACCAGTTAGTGATCTGGTTGGCTACATATTCTACATGGGTTCCACCATCTCTAGTTTCTACCGAATTCACGAAAGATACTTGTTGGAAACCGTCTTCCGATAAGCCTACACCTATTTTCCACCTATCGCTCTCTTCGTAAAATATGCTATCAATATAGTATTCAGTGTATTGTTTGAAAGATTTGAAAACAAAGCTCTCTCCATTAAAAGATACAGAAAGTCTAGGGTTACATGCCGCTGCATCGATTACTCTCTTTTTCATCAGAGCAAAGTGAGTCTGATCTATCGAAGTCATTCCGAATCTTTCTAGATCAGGCAAATAACTTATCTCAGTGTACCCCTTCTTGCCATCAGAAATTTTCACCTTTCCTTTCTTATGCATGTTCTCACTGAAGACTTGCTCAAATACTTTCTTTCCATCGCAGGTTTTAATCTTAAACTCTTTAGAAAAAATATTTGTCAGGGTAGCTCCTACACCATTCGTACCAGCCACTAGTCTCTCTTCACTATCGTCGAAATTAGATCCAGTTTTTAGATTTGAAAAGATGAGTTCAGGAATCCACTCATCATACTCTTTGTGTTTCTGTACTGGGATTCCTCCATTGTCCCAGATATTGATAATACCCTTCTCCTTATCGATGGTTACCTCGATCTTGTTTAGCTTTGGGTTTCTCTTGTGTTCATCTACTGAATTGGAAATGATCTCATCAAAGATCTTCAAGAACGCCGGATTGTAGGTGACTTGAGTCTTTTTGAATTTGTTATCTGAGCCTAAGAGGAACAGCTCAGAATCATGCGGCTTTATAGAACCTACATACATTCCCGGTCTAAGCAATACATGCTCGACATCAGTAAGTTTTCGGTATTTTTGTTCAACGTTCTTACTCATAGTTATTATAGATGAAAAGCATACTTTGTTTACCCGGGCAGTGTACCTTCTGCGAGTCTCTTTTGCAAAAGTGAAGTTATAGCCTTCATGTCTTTCGTAAAAGTGTCAGAAGTCTTCACCCAATCAAAATAGCTAGGATCTGCTGCATGTGCTTCTTTGAAAGGCTTCCCTTGATATTTTCCGAAACATACCATGACTTTTCCGTCGTCCAATTTGTATTTGCCCGAGAGATCGATCAATTTAGATCTATCTACTGTTAATTTTTCTAGTTCATCTATCGTCTGAGGTAATTCATAGATCTCGTTCTGCTTCTTGAAAATTTCAATTGTAGCCAAGATGTCTTCTTCTGCAGAGTGAGCGTTCTCTAAAACTTTCCCAGTATATCTCTGATAGACTGATTCTAAAGTTCTAGGTTCCATCTTAGAAAGAATGAGATAGCTATCAATTACCTTTTTGCTTCTATAAGAAAAAGGAATTCCGGCTCTCATGAACTCTTCACATAAGATTGGAAGATCAAAGCGAAGAACATTGTATCCGCCGATATCTGAATCTTCAAGGAAAAGATGAATTTCAGGGGCTAGATACGAAAAAGTATCTTGGTCTAAAAGCTCCTCATCGGTGATACCGTGTTTTTCAAGAGCTTCCGGTCTACTGGGTCTTCCCTCAGGATTGAATCTGGACTTCCATGTTTGGATGATGGAACCGTCTGTGCCCATTTTTACCATGCACATTTCGATAATTCTGTCATTAACGATCTCGATTCCGGTTGTTTCTAAGTCGAAAAATACGACTGGTCTTTCTAGTTTTATCACAAGAATAAGAATTTAACGGTGTAACACATTCCCCAAATCAAAAGGATATTCAAAGCTCCAGATATAGTAGAAGCTACCGCCTGAGCGAATTTGTCTTCCGGTTCTTTGTCTTCTTTTTTCTCACCTTTCATCCTAGCTATGCTTAAGACGATGATGGCACCAAAGACTTGGTAAAAATTAAAATTGATCAAGTATGGAATGCTAAATAGCTTAGCGATATCAATTATCACATAGCACATTAAAAAGCTAATTCCAAAAAATAATGCAGCTCCTAAAAAGAGGGCCATTATAATTGTTGCTATCTGTTTCATGTATAAAGATAGACAACTGTTACGAAAAGAAAAAATTAAGAGCCTCTTGTAATCATATTAGCAATTACTTGGTTTCCATCTTTAAAGGTGAATGTAGCCGAACCATTTTGGTTGACCACTATGGCTCCTTGTTGTTTGAACGCTTTGAGAATTTCAGTAGCAATATTCTTAGCAAGATTAGAGTCTTTGTCGCCACCGCCTAAAGTTTTATCGATTGCGTTATTAATGACTGCACCCGCTGAATTGGATGCATCAGATATTTTTGTAGTAGATTCACCTATTCTTTGAAAGTTATTAGCCATACCTTCAGTGACATTCTTATTAAGACTTTCCATCGTAGTCCCTAATGCGTTCAGACTTTCTATTTGAATACTATTAATTGCATTCGCAAATTCTCTTGTAGAACCCGCAAAGCTCTTCATAGATTCTGCGATCTGTTCAAGAGGTTTCTTATAAGTAGCAAATTTATCAAGCTGTACCGTCATAGATTGGAAACCTAAGACGATTTCGTCCATCATAGTAAAAGCCATCTGTTTTACACCTGGGAACATTCCCGTACCTTTAGGAGAACCTAACACGCTATCAACCCATGTGCTGGTACTACCTTGTAACATTCCCATGTTCATCATGGCCATGAATGCTCCAGTATTTATGGAACCAAAGAAAGAATCAGCGGCACCTTTAGATTCATTAGCTGCAATTACAACATCTTTCATTGCGTTCCCTATCTCTCTAACACCTGAAGCACCTCTTATTATAGAATCTGCATTATCAACTACATATTCTAAAAGCCCTGTTGGCTTTTCAGCAGGTTTAGTCTCTTTACCAAATAGACTTGCTCCAAAATCAAGAACGCTAGAAACCAAACCAGCACCCGATGCTGCAACACTACTTCCTACAAGAGCTCCTGCTAAAAGAACCATAGATCCAGCAATTGCTGCAATTCCACCTGCTATAGAAAGAAGAGGAACGTCTTTTAATTTTACGAGGAAGTCACCTACACCGTTTAAGAATTTAAGACCAATATCTACTAGAGCTTCTCCGAAGTTCTTGAATAGAGTAATCATACCGTTTCCAAAATAAACAAGAGCATCTGTTGCTTTATAAATTAACCCACCTTGTTCGAAAAGAGCTTCTGGAAGAAGACTAAAGATCCAAGCAACACCTACTATCACCAGGGCTGCTACTAGAACTCCGAGTGCTCCTAAGAGGAATCCTACTGGAGTTACTAATTGTACTAATGCTCCTACTCCTGCGATCGCTGCACCAAATACTGCAACTGCGACACCTGCACCGATAGCAAAATCAACAGAAGGGAATTTAAGATCTTCTGGTAAAAGTTGGAAGATCCAAGCTACACCAACGATAAGAGCCGCAGTTACGACCATCGCTAGAGCACCTTTTAAGAGAGCAGATACTTCCATTTCTCCAATGAACTTGGTCATTAGAGCGTATGCAGCACCGAATGCTGCTATTGCAATGCCTGCACCTTTTACGAAATCCATACTTGGAGCTCGTAGAGTATCAGGTAAGTAATTAAAAATCCAAGCAGTAGTAAAAATGACACCTGCTACAATTATCATAGCTAATCCGCCAATAAGAGCCGATTTTGCATCTTTGATGTATTTAGAAAGTAAGACCATTCCGATACCGAATATCGCTAGAGAAAGACCGGTCGTGAGAGCCCATATAATATTAGGTGCATCGTCCTCTGTGACTTGAGGGAATCCTTTCATCACATAAGCTGCACCGACCATACCAACCGCAGTTGCGATAATTGCTCCGGCGATGATGATAGGTATTCTAAGCATATCTCCCATGCTACCACTCTGCTTGATGTTTTTGAGGAACATTGCAGTAGTAAGACCAAATATCGCGATAGAAAGACCTGCAGTAAGAGCCCAGACAATATCTGGTGCATCCTGAGGTCCGACTGGAACTAACATTTTAGAGAAGACTAGGGCTACGCCTGCAATTGCTACAGCAGTTGCGACCATGACTAACCCTATTGCTAGAGCAGTCTTTGGATTCAATGAAGTAGCTGCTACGTTCTGTCCTCCTAATTTACTACCCGAAGTCATTGCTTTCATTAAGAGCATGACTGGTAGAGTGAATATAAAAATAGCCAAACCTGCGCCTAAGACCCACATAGGATCTGGGAAGCTTAATTGACCTAATGCTGCAAAAGCTTTAAAGATGACAGCTACTGCCACGATAGATCCTGCGATGGTGACCATCAGAAGTCCCGTCGACAGAGCTTGTTTAGGAGTCATTCCTTTAGAAGCTTCTACTATCTTTCCGAATGCTAAGATAGCCAAGCTCATCACAAGCATGAAAGGCACAATGACTAATAGATCTTGTGGTTTGATGATCGCTGCAACGAGTTTTAATGCTCCTGCAAAAACTACGATCGCTCCAGCTAAAAGAGCAATATTTTTCACAGTGTCTCCGACTTTACCGGCTACTGCCATTATTTTATCTTTCGCACTCTTAGTCTCGTTGCCACCAGCATCTCCTCCACCCCCACCAGTCGGTTTTGATGAAACCGCATCTTTAATAGACGATCTAATGTCTTTTAATATTGAAGTTTGATCTTGTAACTCTTTGACCACTACTTGACTGATAGTCTGATTCAGCATATCAATAGGTCCCACGAGAACAGCTGATGAAGAAGCTCCCGAATCTCCACCACCAGATGAAGCTTCGAGAGCACCCTGTATTTTCTGTAAGACTCCAAGAATCGCAGCCTGTTGTTCTAGCGCTTTCTTTTCAAACCCTTTCTCGTAAGCCAATTGCTATCTTTATTTTTCTATCTATTTCATCCTAGGCATTGAAAATGATGGCATCTTGACGCCACTCGCCATACCTTTTGCGACGTTAGCATATTTATTGAAGTCTGGAACTGCTCCATTCTGTTTGGAGCCGTCATAAGCTTTCTTCTCTGCATCATTCTTCTGTTTTAAGATGTCTACTAATTCTTCAAGAGTGATCTCAAATTCATAGTAGGGCAGATTCTCTATCTCACTAGGTTGAATCCTCATGTGATAATAGAGAATCGCCTTTGCCTTAAAGAAGTTCTGTAAAGATATCTGAAACAACGAATAAACTTTTGACCCCGCCAGGAAAGGTGACCGGCACTGCGACCTCCGCGTCACAGTTTGCACATAGCATATTTAGTTCTTGCTTTACCCCTATTCGCATTTTTTCAGCTAATCGATAGACGATAGAAAATTTCTTCTCAGACCAACCATTGAACTCTACGTTCATTTGGAAGATTGCTTTGTCATCAAATCCTCTCCATTCTCTGTGAAGATAAGGAAGAATCTGTAAGAATGATTTGTCCCATTTTTCTTTCTTCTCTTCTTTATGTTTGATGAAATCAGTAATGATTCTCATCACTCCGATAGTTGGAGGGCACATTACAACACTACCTTCAGTTTTCGTAGAAAATACGAAAGCTTTCATGTCACCATCATAGTATTTCTGCAATTCTGATGAATCGTAATATTGAAGAGTAGTAGTCTTGAGTTCATATTCGTTCTCGTGACTACAAGATCTACAATTTGCTTTCATGACTAATTTGTTCTCTCCTGTCTTAAAACTTAATTCTCTGACAGAAAGAATGATGAACAAACGATCCTCTTCTAAAAGATCTTTGTAACTTCCTCTACGTCCTGCAAATTCTACTCTTACGCAAGTTGCAAGTATGTTATTCAATTTTTCATCTACGTCAAAAAGGTTATTTTCGTCCATAGTAGAAAAATCTCTAATCTCGGCAACTCTAGCTGCTCTGATGCTAATTTGTAGATCGTTTCTATAAAATTTACCTTGAGATGGTAAGTTAGAGATGAGCAATGGAATGTAACCCATTTTCTCGTTAAGCTGACGAATTTCTTCAAATTCTTCATCGCTTCTTCCAAGTTTTACCCTTCCTAGTCCTGGCTCTTCTTGCGCCGGGATAGCCTGAACCTGTTCTGGTTCCATTTGATCGAAGGCATCTTGATAATTTTGTTCTTCAGACATGACTCTTAGATTTTAGTTGTTTTTTGTTTTTTGTAGTTTGTGATAATTTCTCGCGCTTTCTCTCCTGCAAAACTTACCTGATCGACGATATTGTCGTCAATTTCTCTTTTAATAAGTTCTCTAATGTAGGATGAGATGGGAGGTGGCTTCGTGCCCCTTTCTAAAGATCTTCGAGCGATGATGATATTCAATGCTCTTAAGTCGCTTTTAGAAAGTAACACCTGAAGCTTTTCGGTCAGATTTTCTTTCTCATTCATAATATTGTACTATTAGATTATAGTACTATATATTATAGTGACTCTGGAAATTTTGTGCTAGATACATTATCTGTCGATGCAGAAGATTCATCCATTCCTGAAGATACAGATCCTGGAATAGGAGAAAAATTACTTAAAAAGAAAGCCTTAGAAGAGTCACCTAGACTCGTGGTTCCTATTTGTTGTTGTGTCATAGGATCAGAAGTAGATGCATTCATCACTTTATCTTTAATACTCATATCAGTATTAGCTTCCATTGGTGTTATTTCTTTACCTTTGAAAGCTCCTTTGCCATCAACACTATTTACGCCATCGGCTGCTCTCTGTGGAGAAGCCTCGTGGCCAGCTCTCTGACTGGCTTCAGTCACTTTAGCTGAAGCTTCTTTAGTCTCAGGCATGTTACCTTGTCCATAAACTCCCATGTTAGAACTATAAGTAGAGAAGACATTTTGTGATGAAATATCGCTCGAAGTCAAAAAGTCAGCAGGGATAGCAGATCTTGCTTGATCGGTAAAAGTATCTGCTTGAATTTCAGGGTCCATCATCTTACTTATATGTTCAGTAGATCTGTCTCTTAATTCCTTTCTCATCTCATCAGATTTTTCAAATTTGACCTCTGTGACGCTTTGATAGAGATTATTTTTAGTGGGAGCCATTTCAGAAAAAGAATCTGCGCTAAAATCTGTTTTTATAGGTCCTAACTGAGATCTGAAATCAGAAGGATAAGAAGAATTAGAACGAGCAACTTCATTAGCAGGAGGATATTTTTCAGTTACTCCTTTTGACATTTTCACATTACCTAAATTAGTGATTGAATCGTCTCGTGTGCTCGTTTTTTGTAGAGGACGATTTGCTCTGTCACTTAAATTTAGAGATTTTTGTGACATTTGTTCTCTTGGCTTTTCTTTTAATTGCCCAGTGTTTGATTTGAAATTAGGATTTTCCCAAGTAGCACCTGCTCTACCAGGATTCTGAGGATCTGGAAGAGGCTGATCGGGAGTATTGGTATCTTCTGATGTATCACGTCCTCTTTCTTCTTGAGGGTTATCGAATGCTTTTGAGTTCTCTGTAGAATCTTCATCCGAACCACCAAAAATAGACATAATGTTAGATTTTTCAACCTTATTTCCTTGTACCGATCCTCTACCAGGAACGCTCTTTTTAGTCCTTACTTTCTTTAGCATGTTCTATCTGAATAAAAAGGGGAGAAGACGCTTAGCGACCTCTCCCCAGTGTTTTATGTTTTCTCTAAGATTAGAGGTTCTCCTCGATCCAGTAGTCTGATCTAATTGTCATCGCTACTTCTGCAGGTTCTGCTGTCTCGTAAGCGAGAGCATCCACGAAAGTAGGTTGGCCTGTTGGGAAACAATCTTTGAAAGTAATCTTTCTAAAGACATCTCCACGTCTGTTGTACTGAACAACGATCATTGTTCCTGTATAATTAGCTTTGATTCCCATTTCACCAGTTAGAGGGTCATAAGTGAGCTTGTACCAATCTCTCATATACTTGTACATGTAAGCCTGATTAGCGTCATTTAAGTTAACGGTAAATGCGAGAGCCAATTCTGCAAATGTTTGTCCTGGCATACCTGCGTAACTTCTATCAGCGAACTTGTACTTTTGTCCTACAGCTTCTACTGAGGGGTTGAGGGCGTTCAAACCACCAATGCTCTTCACGTGTTGAAGAATCAAAGAGGAGTCCTGATTTAAAGGCGTTAATATCGTCACCTCAAAGAGGTTTTGATATACCGGTTCAAATTTTTGAATCGATGCTTTTGCTTGCGTATAATGTGGAAGAGGCATCTTCTATATTTTTTTGTTAGTTCTATTCTATTTATTACTCTCTCGATGAGAGTTTAAAATCAGCCACCCGAAGATGGCTGATTTCTCTTTATTTCTTAAACTTGACCGCTTGCGATTTGTCCAGGTCTGAGGATTGTTGTTCTTGTTACCAAGATCTCCATACCTTTTACTGGTTCCACAAATGTATCAAGGATACCGATATTCTTTTCGATCACATCAGCTGGGTTGTTAGTTTCATCCATAACATTTCTGAAGTTATAAACTCCATTCTCAGCTTGTACTGTTGCCATAAAGTTATCAGCTAGAGTTTTGATCTCTAATCTAGTTTGAGCAGTATTGAATTCGAAAAGATAGTTCTTTAAGATTGCTGCCAAACCGTCTTGGATGTAGATCATTACCTCTCTTACGTGAGCTGCTGATAATGCACTTTGTACGTTTTGTTGTGCCGTTTTATTTGCGAAGATCACTAAACCTGTTCCATTTTGGAAGATGATTGGGTTAAGTCCAAATGGTTCAATTGAATCTCTATCAGTTTTGCTGTAGTTATATTCAACTCCAATTACTCCTCTACCTCCAACAATACCTCTTCTGTTACCAGCCACGATTGACCATGGGAGAGCAGTAGTGTATTTGTCGATGTAGTTATTAGAAACATATCCAGCTGGTGGAACTTGAATGTTAGCACCGTTCTCTCTTACTGTTAAGAAAGGAGTGTAGAATGCTCCGTAGTTAGAACCTTGAGTGATACCAGGTAATGTATATCTAATTGTTGGGTTCTTGCTAAGGTTACCACCATCCGCAACGTATGCTGTATCAAATTGTCCTAATAGATTTAAGAAACTAGGATCTGTGCTCTTCTTGAAGTTTTCTACAGAAGGAGCATTTACGATAGCGAATGCATTTTGTCTTGCTTTAGCAAGTTCAAAGTAGATTGCTTTCGAACCAGCTTCAATACCGTTACCGAAAGTATCA